ATTTCACCACTTTCCTTGTCCTTAACGAGCTGTAATGTGGCATAGTTGATACGTGACAGGTTAAGACACGATACAAATTCACCATCATTATCAACAGTCATAAATGGCGCAATCATTTCTTCTTCATTAAATTTTTCAATTAATGCACCGATACCAACTTTACCATTATATTGCCATGCTTCTTCAATTAGGATTTCTTCATCCAGAATAATGTTTTCCCCATTTTTAACTAATTTAATATTAGTGAATTCAGGAATTTCAAAATTAATACCGTCAGTTACGGCAAGCAATGGAATACAACCATATGGAATAAACCATTTAACTGCTTGTCTCAACCTAAGCCTACCAATACAAGTAATTCTGGATGCACAAACATTGTCCGACCAATTAAACGACCTATCAGAACCTAAAGCTCCAAATAATGAGTTATTTAGGATTTTAATTGGTAATTGTTTAGTTTTAAACATGGCACGATTCTTATCGGTAATCTCGCCATTAATAAAACGATTATAGGTTTCGTGGTCAATTTCCTTAAGAATATAAATTTCTTCTTCATTTAATACATCAGCATTAGCCAATTTTTTATAAATATTACGTGTTGTAGTTAAATAAAGGAGCAGTTTCTTTATAACACCAGTAATATCAAAAAATGGAAAAATATCGTGTGTTAACTGCACCATTGGATAAAGTGATGCATAGTCAATTTTAACCCATCTTTTTGAGAATCCACGTTTATAACACCTAGCCAAACCTCCACTAAATTTTTCCTTAACATCACTATGTGGAATAGCTAAGTCCTGTTCAAAACTCCATGCAGTTAGCAATAAGTTCCAAATAGATGCAGTACCCATAGTACAAATCCTATGAAATGTAGTAGGTACAATTTTAGCCAACATAAATGCTGATTGGTTATATAATTCATCAACCTTCTCAGTTTCCCATAAGTCGTCAAGCAAGTATTGCCTAAGTAGCTTCTTGCCAGTAATAAATGTTGTCATTCCTTTAGGAATAGCTTCTTCTTTAAGCCAATTAACAAAAATTGGGTCAGAGCTTAAATATTGCCTTTTGAATTCATTATATTGTTCATCGGAAATTCTTCCTTTGTTAGCTTGCAATTTATGCATTTTAATTGCAACCTCTTGGTGTTTTTCTGGAATTTGAAGATAGTTGTTTTCGCTATCGCAAACATGCATAGCATTTTCCTGATACATATTCGAAATACCGCCATCATCGCCTAAAATATATGTTCGATTTGATTTTGCAATCTTTTCGAATTTTGCAATATATTTTAGCTTATTTTCTTTAATTTCAGTATTTACAGCAGCCGTTTTCTTAACAGCATGCATGATATCAATAACTGAAATGCCCCACATTTCAGTAGATGTATATTTATCTGAAACATTACCATATTTTACTGAGGTATTTGCTCTTCTTTTAATTACCTCATTATCACTAAGGGTAGTATGAATTGCGGATAGATTCATGCCTAATAATTTTGCTCTGCCAACAATAAAGTCAAAGTCAAACATTTCAGAGTTATAACCTGCGATTATTGCTGGTCTTAAAAATGTAACTAAATTAAACACATTCTGAATTAATTTAATTTCAGAAGCATCATCATTCCATTTATCAACTTCAAGTATTGTTTCAAACCCCCTATTATCTCTAACACCAATAGCAAAAATTCTTTTTATTTGGTATCTTAAACCAGTTGTTTCAATATCAAAGGTAACCCTATGAACATCGCTATAATCATTATACCCTTTATATAGACGACATTTATTCGAAATCATGAACTGTTCAGTCGGACTAACATTGTAAAACATGTCACGGTACATGTATATTGCCTCACCCTTAAAGTCAGTTACAATTTTACCGTTTTCGTCCTTTAATTTTTCATATGGATAAATTCTACCATCCCTAAGAAAGTTTGTAATAGCATTAAATGACTTAGTGCTAGATAATTTATAACAATATCCGTCAACAAGTCTTTTTTGATTGCCAGTTTTCAATTTTACTATTTCAATGCCATATTGCTCCTTCTTATAGTCCATTAACTCAGGATTATGAGCATATAGTTCTAAGCCATGCTTTGAAACATCCTTCATATACATGAAAGGTCTATATGATATTTTTCTGGAACTTGGCTCTTCTCCGGGTTCGTGAATTATGCATTCAGCAAAATTAGTATCACGACTAGTCTCAACATTAACCAGATACTTTATATCACTATTATATCCTTCAAGAAATGATTTAATTTCAGTTAATACTCCAATCTTATCAGTGTTTATATCCATTTACACTATTTTTTTTACAGTTAGTACTTTTGTTTTTTCGTTGAACTTATAAACACTTCCATCATAATAATGACGATTGTTAGCAAGTATTTCTAGGCTATTCGCTGGAACTATTCCTGAAAACCATAAGGCAGTCAATATGTTATTGCTAACTACCTTTAAATGTGTATTTGATTTCGATGCTTTAATTTCAAAGTCCAAAAATACAACATCTTTTGGATTAATCAAGCACATTTCCAAATAATTTTTACATTCATTTTCAATAGATTGCTTATATGACATATCAGATATATCAACACCACTAATAATGAGTGTAATAAGAAAATCCTGTAATGGATTTTTACCTAATGCTTCTTTACTTCCCATGTTTTTCTTCATTAATGATATTGTTGATTTTATCTATAGTGAAAATAAGCTGATTGTTAATATCTTTTAAGAATAACCTCTCGTTAATTCTAAAAATCAAACACTTACATTCATTTCTTAAAAATTCGTCTCTGATTCTATCGTGCTCAATTTGTTTTTTTGAAAAATGGTGCTTTTCATCCCACTCTATACAAATGTTGTATTCTTTAATATAACCATCAACCCAATATCTTGTAAATTTTTTTTCACCACCATTTAATGCATGTTGAATAGGCATTCCCAATTTTTCGGAAATCATGTCTATATATATTATTGAATTTGGATTGTACTTGGGAATGTGTTTTAACCATAGTTCACCATATTTTTCAATTTGTTTCTTGATTGAGCGGGATTTTATGATTTCGTTTTTTGCTGGATTCTTAAATCCATATAATTTTAAATTGGTTTCATGAGTTCTATCCCTAATCTCTTTTGATTGTTGAGAATATTCAAATCCACAGTTTTTTAAACATGTTTCTTTACATTTCTTCTTCATTGCTTCTGATTGAAAACAATTAGTAACTCCAAACTTTTTTAGATTAGTCTTTTCTCTTTTTACTTTAGCGCAAGTAGTTGAACAAGCAAATTCGTTTCCTAGTGATAAATTTCTTAGATATTTTCTATAATTAATCATTTTCTCATTACCACAAATGTCGCATTTAACATGTACCAACTGTCCACTTCCTAATGGCAAATCAATAACATTAACAATAAATGATAAATTTATACCAGTATATTTATATCCCCTGCTAGTATAATATTTAATATTATTTCGAATCCATTTAATCTCAATAGTATTGCTAATTATCATGCCATATTCCCTTCAATATCTAATTTCATTAAACGTCTCAATCTTTTTGATATTGAGTAGTCATTATTTTCACAAAATTTCCTATATTCATCCAATTGCTCATTAGATAATCTTATTGTTAGGGTTTTGATTAATTCTTTCTCTTTTTTCATGTACATATTTGTATTTACATATAAATACAACATTAAATTAAAATGTTTCTATTTATTGTGTTTATTTTTAATTATTTCAATTAAATCCTTTATTATACTTTGATTTATATTTGATTCATATTTTTCACCATCGATAACTTGGGCAATCTCACTCCTTTTTGCTTCAATTAAATTAAATATATATTCATCAATACTATCCTTATAAATAAAAAGATATGCATTAACTGCGTTTTTTTGTCCAATTCTACATAATCTATCTGTAATTTGGTCTAATGCTCCCGGAGTCCAAGGTATTGTTAGTACCCCAATCTTACTAGCAGCGGTTAATGTTAGTCCTTCTTTAGTTGTCCCTTCTGAACCTAAGAATAGTTTAGTTGTTCCATTTATATCCTGAAACTCTTTAACTATTTCTGCACGAATAACGTCATTTTCATCGCCAGTATGTAGTTTAGAAACTTCTGGATATTTACTATGAAGCTCACGAAGGCTATTTTTATAAAAATCTACAGCAACAAATTTTTCGCCACACTCTAAAATAGAATCAATTAATTCCATGCACCCATTGATTTTCAGATGTGATGTATATTCTCTCAATTTACCCATAATTGATAATGGGTTTTTCATTTCAGCATCATTAAATTCGTTGGCTACACCTTCTTCTAAATCATAATAAATATCATATTCTTTAGGTGTCATTTCAAGAATAATTTTCTGATATGTTTTTTCTGGTAAATCTTTTAAAACATCACTTTTTTTCTTCCTATATGTATATGGTGCAATCTTATTAAATAATTCCTCAAACCGACCCATTGTAATATTTCCCATCCAAAACCGTCCCTATTATAAAACATTCCACAATAATATTCATAAAAATATTTTTGTGATGCAAAATCAGTTGGAGATATTTGATTTAGTACAGTATATAGTTCTGCTGCTTTTGATGGTGCTGGAGTTCCAGACATAAAAATTTTAGATACTTTTTTGTTTTTGAATATATCTTCTTGAAATATTTTCTTAAAATTCTTGTAGCAATTAGAATCTAAATTCTTTAAACGGTGAGATTCATCAGCAATTAGGCAATCAATTTTTCCAATATTTAATGAATCAAATTTTTTTCTTAACTTAAGATGACTTGATGAACTAAAAAATTCATAATTTACAATAATATATTTAGATTCGTCAATGGTATATTTATTTTTTCTGCCTATAATATATGCTTTACTATTCGTAAATTTTTCAACCTCATTAAAATAATTAAATTTTAGCGAATTAGGTGTAATTACAATTACCTTATTAAAATCATTCATTTCAACAAAAGCAATTGAAATTATTGTTTTTCCAGTGCCCATATCTAATGCCAATAAATGTGATTTGGTTTCATTTAATAGCATAGTACCAACTATTTGGTGAGGATATAATGTAATTCCATCTTTTAAATATCTATGAACATCTGACCTAAAATTTTCATAATTATTCTCCAAATCTTCTTTATATTTAAGCCAATTTTCCTTATTTTGGTTTAGTTCCTGAATAAATCGTCTTTTTTCGATTTCATCTACTTCAATTTTCTGAATTTGTGCCTTAAACACATTTCTACCATCGATGCTTCCAAAATCAAAATAAATTTTATTACTATTCCTATATGCCTTAATGATAGCAACTAATGATACTGTGGTTAATTTCCATGCGCCTTCACCTGCTATCCACTTGCGTGTTTCTTCTGGCAAGTCTCTAATACGCCCAATTAATTGCTCATTATAGGGAAATTTAATTTTATAAGACATTCCCTTTGGAACTCTTTCACAATTAACCGTAAATATTGGTGCTTGCATAAAATTATTTTTCATGCAAATTTAAATCAAATAAATGAGCAAAACAACTATACCACAGAAGTTTTTGTAATTGAACCACTAATAATCACATTTATGGTGTCATTAGCTGGTAATTTTAGCTTACCGCAGCCTTCGCAGAGGAAATCTAGGCAGAATTCCGCATAATATCTTCCGGGTTTTGCTGTGTCTCTTAATTTAAACACATGTGTCAATGTATAAAATTCCTCACTAGGATTTTCAGCTCTATTTGGAGAAAATACAATATTAGCTGCAACATTAGCAATTTGGTATATGCCTGTTTCTGCATTTATCATTGAAAATGTAACTGCAACACCTTCAAGCATATCATCTGTAATGCCATATTTTTCCCTTAATTTTGGGGTTAAGGGAAATTTTAGTTCTGGCAATGTACTGTTTTGTCTTATAAAAAAATTCATTTAAATAGTTTCTTATAAATACTAATTAAAATATTATCGCATCAATGTCCATACTGTTCCATCATATACCATTAAAGTATATTTATTGGCAACAATATCATCATTACCGGGGTTTGAACCATCAAAATTTTGAATCGCCTTTGCTCCAATGCCATTCATGTTTAATGTACATGCACCAGTATTGCTTGTTAATGACCTAAATAATATCAACATACCAGCAACTGGTGTTAGTGTTGCATCTGTTGCTGTATACGTATCATTTCCAGCCACACTATTATCCTGTACTATATTAAAACTACCATTAATCTTAACCGATGTTTGGAAAACTGGTGATGTTAAATTAGCCTTAGTTGTGTCACTTGGATGTACATGGTCTTGACGTGAGTAACTAAATGATGTTCCACTTGCTGCAACGCCATTCATCAATGGATTCACTCTACTTGCTTGTCCCAATACAAAAGCTGTTGTTGCAATACGTGTTGTATTGGTATTGACACTTGCAGTTGTTGCAGATGGAGAACCAGTAAATGTTGGTGAAGCAATTGGTGCTTTAAGATTGATTTGTGTTTGAATATTCGAGGTTGCTCCGGTAACGAAATTTAATTCAGTTCCTGTTGTTTTTACTGAAACAGCACCTAATGTAAATGGTGTTGGCATTGTAACAGCACCAGTAAATGTTGGTGAAGCTTTAGGTGCAAAAACATTTGGTGCTGTTGTGCCACTATATGTGCTAAATGCTGTTGTTGTAAGCCTTGTAGTATCACTTGGGTGTATATGGTCTTGACGAGCAAATAAATTTGATGTACCACAACCAGCAGTTCCATCCATAAGGGCATTTGCTGTAGCACCTTGACCAATATACCAAGCACTTGTGATTATACAAGTACTATTATCATTTACTGTTGGTGTAACCGACCTTGCACTAACTAAGAATGTAGGACTAGTAATTGGTGCTTTTAATCCAATTGCTGTTGATGTTGCACCTGTGTAGGTATTTATCTGTGTTTTATTGTAATAATTATTTGGAACTGTTGTGCCAGTATATACATTAATCTGTGTTTTATTGTAATAATTATTTGGAACTGTTGTGCCAGTATATGTGCTGAATATAATTGTATTTAGCTTATTATTTATTGTACTTTGTGTTGCACCAGTGTATGCACTATAAACACTAGTATTTAATTTAGAGTTTAGGGCAGTACTTAATGTTCCACCAGTGGTATTAACATTTAATTGACTTCCTGACCATGATAGTGAATTTCCGGCAATATTAATACCATCAAGACTTATTATACCAGTTCCATAACATATTCCAGTTCCGGCAATTGCTGGGTTTAAATATATACCACTATTATCACTACAAATGCCCGGATTTGCTGCTAATTTTACCGAAACATTGTAATTTCCACCACTTTGTGTCACACAAACACCAGCACCTGCTGCAACACCTGCTTGTGAACTAAATAAAACAAAGTTTAGACTTGTAACGCCAATCACAATTGGATTTGGAGATGTTAATATCCAAGACGTG